CAAGATGGCTTTCCAGCATCGTTCACACGCCTACCGGCAGGCTCAATTACCACAACAGACCAGGCAGGTCCAGTGTGGTTTGCACCGTCAAGCATGGTGTATTTCCAAGGTGGCGAAATCGACCCTGTAAACCTTGTGCAATTCATTAGCCCTGTACAAGGCGCAATCTATTCATCTGCAAGCACTATTGAAACAGCGTTAGAGATTCAGGCCAGCCGTTTGCGCAATGCGGCATCAGCGATTCCATCTGGCATTTTGAAGCAGACCGGTGGCGAACCTTTGAGTGCATCCGAACTGGCAGACCTGGCATCAGCGTTCAATGCTGCACGTGCGTCAAATCAGACAGCTGCGCTAAATGAGTTTTTGACTTACGAACCAACCAGTGCCACACCGGACAAAATGTTGCTAATCGAATCTGCAAACTATTCTGCGTTAGACATCGCACGTCTTATGAATATCCCGCCGTACCTTTTGGGTGTCTCGACTGGATCGTATTCTTACCAGTCATCAGAGCAGGCCCGCATGGACATGTGGATGTTTGGCACAAAAGTGTTTGCAGAATGCATTGCAAGCACCCTTTCGTCAGATGCCATACTTCCCCGCGGCACTTGCGTAGAGTTTGACGTTGACGACTATCTAGGTGAAACCATCCTGATGGACTCAAACATCAACATCAATGAACCAGCCGAAAACACACAAGAGGAACTTGCATGATCCGTTTTACAACTGACCGAATCACAGTCACCGCAGCCGAAGGCGACACAGTAGGTGAACGCCGCATCGACGCCATTGCCGTTCCGTATAACCAATACGCAACTGTCAGCGATGGCACCGAAGTGCAATTCTTGCCAGGCTCATTACCAATAGACGGCAAAGCACCACGCGTCTTCATGTACCACGATCCATCAAAACCAGTTGGAATTGTTACCGAAAGAATCGACACGCCCGAAGGAATGCTTGCAAGCATGAAAATCAGCCGCACCATTCTTGGCGATGAAGCATTGACGCTTTCAGCCGATGGCGTCATGGATGTATCCGTAGGCGTCAACATCATTTCTGCGACAAGAGACAAAGACGGCCGCATGACCGTCACCGCAGCCGACTGGCTTGAATTGTCACTTGTCCCCATTCCTGCATTCAGTGGTGCTACCATCACGGATGTGGCCGCGTCAGCGGAAACAGATCCCGATACAAATCCAGAAACCACAGAACCAGTCGAGGAGACAACCGAAGTGGAAGCAACACCAGCACCAGCAGAAGCCATCGAGGCCGCAGCAATCCCTACACCATCACTTCCTGCACAGCCAAAGCGCAAGTTTGCCTTGCCATCAGCTGCTGACTGGATGGCCGCATACCACATCGGTGGCGACACGTTTGCAAAAGTAAATGCAGCCGTAGCCGAATGGCAGTCAGAGAATCAGACCGCGTTGCAAGCAGCAGCCGGCGATGTGGCTACAACTAACACGCCTGGTCTTTTGCCAGTGCCTGTACTTGGACCTCTTGTCCAAAACATCAACTTTGTTCGTCCAGTTGTCAATCGTCTTGGCGCACGTGCGTATCCAGACGGCGGACAACAAAAGACATTCGTTCGCCCAACGATTACAACGCACACAAGTGCAGCTGCACAGGCAGCAGAGTTTGATGCAGTGTCAGCAACCACAATGGTCATTGCAAGCAATACCATCAGCAAAACCACCGTATCGGGGCAGGTCAGCCTCTCAAGACAGGATGTTGACTTTACGTCGCCTGGTGCAATGGAACTGATCCTGAATGACTTGGTTGGCGAACTAATGCTTGCAACCGACAACATTGCCGCTGACGCATTGCTTGCAGCAGCAACATCTTCAGGCGTGTGGGACCTAACCACAACTGACTTGATGAAGTCGATCTACGACGCAGCAGTTGACGTATCAAACGGCACCAACTTCTTCCCTGACACAATTTTCGTGTCACCAGATGTTTGGGGCCAAATGGGCCAGCTTGTTGACGGTTCAAACCGCCCAGTGTTCCCATACTTGGGCGCACCTGGCCTTCAAGGACAGAACGCATTGGGTGGCGGAAACGCAACCACATGGACCGGCTCAAACCCACTCGGTTTGGAAATCGTCGTTGACTCGAACTTCGCTGCAAAGACCATGATCATCACAAATGCAAGCAAAGCCTTTGAGTATTACGAAGACATGCGCGGCATTATGTCAGTCGATCAGCCTGCAACGCTCTCGCGCTTGTTCTCGGTACATGCTTACTGCTCAACCTTTGCGGCTGTGTCAAGCATGATCCGCAAGATCACCCAGGCATAACCCGAAGGGCGGACAGCCCATGGCGGTCTATACAGTCACATTCAAGCAACTGCTTGACAACTACGCAGTGCTCACACTGCTGACCGATAGCGATATCGAGGTTGGGCAAAGCATCACGGTGGCATCTGTCGATGCAACTTTCAATGGCACATACACCGTGTATGCCTTGCCCCAATACCTCTACACAGGCACAGACACCGAAGGCAATTTGCTGTTTGATGGCCAAGTGCCTATCGCCAATCAAGTGTTGTTTGCAAAGACCGCATCTGATGTCAATCGCATTGCCACGGCCACAGGGACAGTCACATGGACCGTTTCCTGCACCTGGGTAACCACGGCAATGGTGGAAAGTTATCTTGGCTTGACCCTTACAGGCGCAGACGATGCAACGACGCTCACAAGAGCTACAAATGCCGCAAACGCTTTTGCATATCGTCGCAGATTAGAGGCCGGCTATCTTTCTGATTCGCAAACAACTGTGCCGTCAGGTGACGTTCTTTTGGGAACTATCATGATCGCTGCGGCATATTTCAGACAGCGCGGTGCCTATAACGCCATAGCAAGTTTTGATGGCATGGGTGTACCACCAGCCAACGGCGTCACGCCAATGATTATGCAGCTGCTTGGCATCAACCGCCCGCAGGTCGCCTAATGGCCTACACCGACCTTTTCAATGTTGGTATTGACAATCTGGCAACCAGTCTTGGCACCATCACAGGTATGCGCGTTATCACTGATCCACGCAACGTCAACCCGCCATGCGTCTTCATCGATGCACCATCATTTACTGCATACAACGCAAACATCGCAGAACTAGATGTGCCGGTACGCGTAATCACCATCGGCCCTGCCAATCTTGATGCTTTGCGCAACGTATTGGAAAATTGCGCCCTGCTACTCAACAAGGGTGTTGCAGTAACAGAGGGCCGACCCATTAGCCTTTCCATCGGTGGTCAAGACCTGGCCGCCTACGATCTCACTATCAAAATGAAAGTGCAAACATCATGAGCAAATACACCATCGTTAGCGAACTTGTTGGAACACCAGGCGAAGAGTTTGTGCCAGATGAAGGCATCAATGTTGATGCACTCATTTGGGGTGGTTTCATCAAGTCCGACAACAAAGCCCCAAAATCTGCTAAAACAGAACCAACAGAGGAGAACCAGTAATGGCAACTAGCACATATCTTTCAAACCCAACCGTGACGGTAAACAGTGTGGCCCTAACCGGCTTTGCCACAGCTGCGACCTTGACTCGCACCAATACGGCTCAGGACACGACAGTTTTTGGCAATACAGCACGCGTGTATTCAGCCACAATCGAAGACAACGAATTGACCGTCAGCCTTTACATGACCTACGGCGCATCAGAGACCTACGCAACGCTTGCAACACTTGTTGGCACAGCTACCACAGTGGTGGTCAAGCCAACATCGTCAGCAACTAGCGCAACCAACCCTGCGTTCACTTTGACCAACACGTACCTTGAAACACTGCCAGTGTTGAATGCGACTTTGGGCGAGATCAGTTCTATTGACATCACATTCCGTGGTGGAACCTACACCGCAGCCGTCGTTTAGTCTCAATCAAAAAGGAATCCCGACATGAGAATCAAACTGAATGTTGAAACCGTAGATGGCTCATATACGGTCACCACAACCATGGCATCCATCGTTGCATTTGAACGCAAATACAAAATCGGTGCTGGCCAATTGGCCGGCGACATCCACATTGAATGGCTTGCCTATCTGGCATACGAATCGGCAAAGCGTGCCGGCATCACAGTGCCAATCGTTTTTGACGACTACTTAGACCAGGTGATCAATATTGAACCCGAAGACGCAGGTCCCGAAAACCCTACGGTCGCGGTACCTACCGCAGAGCCTTAGCCGAACTACTGGTTGCCGTTCATTGGTGGCCACCCGATGTACCATTTGACACTGACGATCTAGAAACGGTCGCCAGGGTATTGAAGGAACAATCAAAGTGAGCATTAGCGCAGGCGTAACAGTGACAGGCACAAAAGAAGTGTTGCTTGCCTTACGCCAAATTGACCCCGAAATGCGCAAACAATTTGACCGTGACGCAAAACAAATTGCAGCACCAATTGTCAATGCCGCACAAAGCGATTACCCCGAAAAGTATCTGTCGGGTATGGCTCGCAACTGGTCGCAACGTGGCCGTCAATTATTTCCCTACACCCAAAACGCAGCGCGCCGTGGTGTCAGCGTCAAAGTATCCACGGCAAAGAAAAACCAATCGGTCATCAAAATCACCCAACGCAATCCAGCTGCATCCATTGTGGAAGTGGCTGGATCAGCCAGGCGCAATCCTAAAGGAGACGCATTCAATGGAAACCTTGAAGCCAAGGCGGGCCAACCGTCTCGCGTCATGTGGCCATCAGCTGATCGTCACCTGCCACAGGTGACCGCAGCCATTGAAGACCTGGTGCGCACCGTGGCAGCCAAAATCAACAGATCGAGAGCGTTGCGCTAATGGCAATCAACATTCCAATCATTTCCGATTTTGACAATAAAGGAATCAAAAAAGCCGAAAAAGCATTTGACGAAATTGGCAGGGCTGGAAGCAAGGTCAGCACGTCACTCAAAAATGCTTTCATTCCAGTTGGCATTGCATTAGGTGGTCTGGCCGTTGCCGGCGCAAACTTTGCGATGGCTGCCGCAGAGGATCAGAAATCGGCTGCATTACTTGCACGCCAGTTGAAAGTGACAACCAAAGCAACTGATGCCCAGGTGAAAGCTACTGAAGATTTTATTTTGCAAATGTCTTTGGCAAACGGTGTGGCCGACGACGAACTTAGACCGTCGCTTTCCAAGTTGGTCAGGGGCACTAAGGACATAACCAAAGCACAGAAATTGCTTGCATTATCGCTAGACGTGTCCAGGGGCAGTGGCAAAAGTTTG